CTCTAATTGTAGAGATAAACAAAATAAACGAAACAGTTGAAGACCTGATAGCAGAAGCACCAGTATCATTGGAAGCGTGGGACAAAGTAGGAGAAGACATATGGAAGTAGAACAAGGGTTGTTACCGTCACAGATGAAAGCCCAAGCCATATTACTTAGAGAGTTCTATGGTTTTGGCAAGAACGAAATGGTTGTAGTTCTAAGACAGTTAGTAACAGAATGTGATGACCTTGATACTAACTCAAGGTTGATAGTATTTAATCTAATCAGAAAAGCACAGGAGATATGCCGTAGCACAAAGGAGATACAGAGTGTATGAAGTTATCTATCCGCACATATCAACACCAATCACCTGGCTATACCTCATTGGCATTGGGTATTGCATATACAGATGGAGTACTAGATGAGACGCAAGTTAGCCGCGCTATTCAGTTGGGCATTGACAGTATCGTATGCAATCTTTCCGACTCAGTCACACGCAATGCAAGCAGCAGAACAGTTCTTGGACAAGGACGAGTCGCAAAAGAATGTACAGAAAGAAATCATATGGACCAAATCATTGAGCAAATACTATGCGAAGGCGTTGATGTCAGCACAGTATGAACAATGGGATACCAAATCAGAATTCCGTGCGTTGTCAAAACTATGGGGTAAAGAATCAGCGTGGGACCACACTGCTGCTAACCCTAAGTCATCAGCGTATGGGATACCGCAGTTGTTAAAACTAAAACCAGAAACGCCTGCGCCCGAGCAGATTGCTCGGGGCTTGGCGTATATCGAACATCGGTACGGCAAACCATCAGTAGCGTGGGCGCATTGGCGCAAGCACGGCTGGTACTAAACAAAGGAGACAGTATGGCAAAAGGAAACAACAAAACAATCAATGTAAAATTACCTACAGCAAAAGTAATTATTGCATTGCAACAAGCGCTAGCCAAGTTAGAACTTGACTACACATCACAAGACCAAGCCGAAAAAGAATATCAAAAGGCTACAGAAAAATGGCGCAAAGATGTTATCAAGTTTGCGACCGATAACATATCAAAAGCAGAAAATATGCGGACTAACTATCGTCAATGGTCTGGCAATCTCAATGTTGATTTTGATTTAACTGTTAAGGAGAATGAGTTTCCAGTTGAACCACAACGTGAGTTCGAAATAATGCATATCAGTACTTACAAAGATATGAAGGAAGAAATAAGTAATAGTATTCGTATCCTTCAACTGACTGATGAAGAAGTAATATCTACTTCTACATACAATTCAATAGCAAGATACCTATAAAGGAGACAGCAATGATAATCAAACACGTGATAGAACTAGAGACAGTAATCAATGAAGAAGTAAACGAATTAACTGTTTACAAAATCAAAGGTATGCCAGAGGCAACTCGTCAACAGTTCTTTACTGAAGCAGCAAAAGAAATGATAGGCGCAGCACTAGAAAAAATGAATGAAGGAAATACTTGGGCAATACTTAGAGTAGCAGAGGAACAATCTGTATGACCACAGAGGTAGTTAATAGACCACAGATATCAGTAAGAAACGAATCAGCCTGGACTAAATCTGGTGTGGCAGTGACAGCCACATCAGCCAGCGATGTAGCCAGACAAGCAGGACTTGACTGGTCGGTATCACTACACGATGTGACCACTACCTATCAGATTCCAGGTAAAGGATTACCCTTCCACATACCAGTCAATAACAAGAAAGCAGTTGTTAAGACAACACCAGCAGGTGAGGTAATACCACTTGGTATTGTCGGCAACAAGTACAAGCCGCTACAAAATGCTGAAATATTCTCAGTGCTAGATACCCTGATTGATTCAGGAGATGCACGGTATGCAGCAGCAGGTGAGTATGCAGCAGGTGCCAAAGTATGGATGCTTATGCAGTTGCCTATTGAAATGGAAATCAAAGGTGACCCACACGCAGCATTCCTGCTAGCCAAAACTACACACGATGGTAGTGGCTCTGTTCTTATCCGCCCTATTATCGAACGGTTATTCTGTCACAATCAGATTAACAAAATCTATCGGGCTACTGATAAGAAGCGTACTTATATGCTACGTCATACAACTAACTCTAAGTTAGATGTTAATGATGTCCGTGGCATTCTTGATATTGCCTACACAACTATTGATGACTACACAGTTATGTCAGAAGCAATGCTTGAGCGTCAAGTTACCCGCCAGTATGCAGTGGATTACTTCAAGAAAGTATTCCCACTACCTAGCAAGATAGAAAATGCACCCGTTCCACTGCTATCTGCAGGTGAAAAGATGCAACGCACCAATGCCCTCAATCACAGAGCCAGAAGCCTAGACATATACGAGAACAGTCCTACTCAGGAGAACATCCGAGAGACTGCCTTCGGTCTATGGCAGGCAGTTATTGAGTATGCCGACCACGGCAAACCAGGTAGGTCAAAGTCACTAGGCGTTAGAACAATGTCAGGTGGCAGTGATAGCCTAAAAATAAGAGCGCAAGAACTAGCACTAGCATAGGAGACTAACAATGGAAATTATTTATACAGATAAAGACGGAACAACAGTTAAGTTCACCGAAGAGATGGCTATCGCAGCCATCACTGAACGCGATGCACTACGCACACAACTAAGCGCCTCTCAAGATAGAGCATCGGAACGCTATGGAAAGATAGTAGATATAAGAGATAAGGTTCATTTGTTCTTTACTGAACGTAATGATGGTGATGACAATGATGATATAACCTGTACTGTAGAAGATGTCAACGAACTACTCAGAAGTATTGGCTCTGACGAACTCAAAACATTATGGACAGTAATAGGCACCATTGATTTTACAGTTAATAATATCTATGCATCCAATGAAGAAGAAGCAAATGACTATGTAATGAATGAGTTATCTGCTGAACTTGGTGGAGATGCTGAGTTATCTGACTGGCAAATTGATATCAAAAGCACAGAGCAAGATTAACTAATGCCCAAGATAGCAGACCATACCTATGATGAGGCACTGCTATCTAGTAAATGTATGGCAGGTAAGCACAAAGAATGCGGTGGTATCGTGGTCATCGGTATCCGTGCATTAAGGAGACAGTGTGCTTGCCAATGCCATCTCACATCAGAGCAATCAGATACCCGTTCTATCTGATACACTCTGCCTACTGAGATGGGCTGGAGTTTGATTAGTCTCCTTTTCCAGCCCGTCTCTTTTACAAGGAGACAAGGGAAATATGAAAATAGAAATAGAACGTGATAGGTACGGACGACCATTAATAATTCCTAAAGCAGGAGGCAAGCCAGTTGCTTACACAAGAGCAACTACAATTGCCAACAGTTTAGATGACGGCTCAGCACTAACAGCCTGGAAGATGCGTATGGCTGCAATAGGTTTAACAGTACGCAATGATTTACTACTAGCCATCAGCGCAGCAGGCGATGACAAGATGGCTATTAACAAGTTGATAGAAGATGCTATGGAAGTAGCAGGCGCTAGCCGTGCAGCCAGTATCGGCACAGCACTACACGCAATAGCAGAGAAACTAGATTTGGGACAGTCACCTGGCCCAATACCAGACGAATGGGCAGGGGACATCCGAGCCTATGAACAAACAACAGGACATCTCAAGAAATTCTTTATAGAACAGTTCTGCGTGTTGGATAAGTACAAGATTGCTGGTACTCCCGACAGGATAATTGAATATAAAGGTGAGAAGTTCATTGCAGATATAAAGACTGGTCGCATTGACCATCCCAATAACATTGCTATTCAGTTAGCAATTTACGCCAACGGCTCCCCGTATGACGTTGCTACGGGTCGCCGTGGTAGTTGGGGTGATATCAATAAAGAAAAAGCAGTTATCATCCATCTTCCAGCAGGAACTGGTCTATGCAAATTAGTTTGGATAGACATTAAAGAGGGCTGGAAAGGAGTACAATTCGCAATGAAAGTAAGACAGTGGCGAGACAAGAAAGGTCTCGTTACTCCATTTGAAGAACAGGAGACAATCAGTGGCTAGCACTGAAGCACCTATCAGTATCACAGTTAAGACAACAGCAGGCTCACTAGTAACAGTCCGTGCAGAGCACGGAGATGAACTAGACCAGTTGGTAGCAACAGCATTGGAGGCTATCAAGTCAGCAGTAACAGAACTTGAATCAGCCATCAAAGCAACAGCACCAACAGTAATGGCACCAGCACAGATAGCAGCAGCACTTAGCACATCTATCGTTGACACTGGAGGCTGGTCATCAGCACCAGTTGTTCAATCAATCGGTGGCAAGAATTGCCCTCACGGCAAGATGACTGCTATCCAAGGGACAGGTAAAGATGGTTCCACTTATCGTGGTTACTTCTGCCCAGCACAGAAGGGTGCAATTGACAAGTGCAGAAATGTATATGTCAAAGCAGGCTCACCAGAATGGAATACATTTGTTGCTGAACAAGTGAAGTAATGCGTACACTCAGACGCAGCATTAACAAAGCAGAGGTAGGCGGAGAACCATTACCGCCTGCCTTTGCTGCATTTGAACGGGCAGGAATTATCCTGCGCCGTGCAGAAATTACAATGATTGCTGGCGCTCCAGGTGCTGGTAAATCATCTATTGCACTGGCTATTGCAGCCAGAGCAAAGGTACCTACGCTGTATTTCAGCGCAGATACTAACGCTCACACTATGGCTATGAGATTACTTGCTATGTCTAGTCGCATTACACAGACAGCAGCAGAACAGATGCTCAAGCGTGAGCCACAAGCAGCAGAAGATATACTTACCCTTAATAATCATTTGTTCTGGTCTTTTGAATCCACTCCCACTCTTAAAGATTTAGATGAAGAGGTCAGTGCATTTGAAACAGTTTGGGGTAGAAGTCCTACACTTATAGTTGTAGATAACCTAATGGATATTGCAATGGATGGACACGAAGAATTCCAGGGTATGCGTGCGGCAATGAAGGAGTTGAAGTATCTTGCAAGAGATACCAACTCCGCCGTGCTTGTTCTGCACCATACCAAGGAAGGCTTTGATAACTATCCTTGCCAGCCTAGGTCAGCAGTACAAGGGCTGGTCAATCAGATACCAGCAATGGTATTAACTATCGGTCAGATGAAACAGGGTGATGAAACCTATCTATGTGTAGCCCCAGTCAAGAACAGATACGGGCGAGCAGACCAGACAGGTAACAACTATGTCAGCCTAGCCTTCAACCCTGACAGTATGTATCTAGAAGATGTACAAATCAAATACACACAGGAGACAATGTAATGGAAATTAAAATATGGGATTGTTCATTCAGCAAAGAAGATGTAGAAGTATCAATAGGTAGAGCACTAACAGATGGTGAATGGAACATAGTAGTTGATGAGTTATATAATAACGACACTCTTTACAATACGGTTCAAGCACAAGTAACTAAGATTGCATTGGCAGCAATTGAGTAGTGCAGCCAAACGCAAAGGCAGCGGAGCAGAACGAGATGTAGTTGCTTGGCTTAAAGCCAACGGCTATGTCTATGCAGACCGCAGATTAGCAGGTGCTACCCTTGATAAAGGTGACATCAGTGGCATACCAGGAGTAACAATAGAAATTAAGAACCACGCTAAGTTAGACCTTGCAGGCTGGATAGCAGAGTTAGAAGTAGAGATGAAGAATGATGGAGCGTGGACAGGAACTGTGCTTCACAAACGCAAAGGAAAAGGAGATGTAGGAGAATGGTACGCAACAATGCCAGCAAAAGTATGGTTAGAATTAATAAAGAAAATCTTATGAAAGAATTAGAAGAACAAAAAGATTGGCATAATTATTTGTTTAATGTGTATAGTAAAAATAAAGAAACAAAAGTAGATGCAGAATGCCATATGATGGCTGCTTTTACATTGATACGTACAATGCAATCAATAGAAAAATATATAGAAGAAGCAAACAATTTACAAATTGTTAATTGAAATGGAGAAACATAGTATTGCTGCATACCTAGAGTATGTAGGCGCCGCCGTGCCGTCAGGCGGGCACGGCTGGCGCAAGATAAAATGCCCATTCCACACAGATAAACACGCATCTGCTGGAGTTAACTTTGATGAAGGTAGATTCAAATGCCACGGATGCGGTGTCGGTGGAGATGTTTACGATTTAATTATGCACAAAGAAGGAGGTAACTATCGTGAGGCTGTCAAATTCGCAGAGGCAATTTCTCCTACAGGCAGCGACAGAATACGCCAAACACATAAACCAAGCAGCAGACTATCTAGCAACGCGGGGTCTGTCGGTAGAAGACACAAAGATGTTTCACCTAGGAGTAGTGGACAATCCATTTCCAGGACACGAAGGCTACAAGGGTAAGTTAGTTATACCTTACGTCACCCCATCAGGGGTGGTTGACCTGCGGTTTCGTAGTATCGGGGGCGAAGACCCTAAGTACATAGGACTACCAGGAGCAAAGACAACTATGTTCAATGCTCAGACAGTTCTAACAGCCAACGGATATATCTGTGTCACCGAAGGTGAGATAGATTGTATTACGGTGGCAGCCAAGACAGGACATCCAGCCGTAGGCATACCAGGTGCTAACAACTGGAAGCCTTATTACAGCAAGATACTTGATGACTTCGACACCGTGATAGTACTAGCAGATGGCGACAGTCCAGGGCTAGAATTTGGTAAGAAGATAAGTAGAGAGTTAGGCAATGTTAATATAGTTCAGATGCCCGAAGGGCACGATGTCAACAGCATCGTCTTACAAGAAGGGGCTGCGTGGTTAGATGAAAGAATCAGAAAGTGCTTCGTATAATAACGAAGTAAATGTATGGGATTACATTAGAGATAACCCTATGCTTATGGGGCTACCCATATCAGATACCAAGGGGATAGATATTCTTGCAGCACTGCGAGATATCTATGTAGCCTTAGGTGAAGATGTGACTCAATCCAAAACCCTACTCAGCCTACTAGCCACAGTCCTAGTGGGAGCAGCAGAGGGTCAAGGCAAAGAAGTAATGGAAGAAGTAATGGTTATGGAAGCAATGCAAAAACTAGACAATAATCTAAAAGGGATACTTGATGAAGGACAATAAGCATTTAGAAGACATCTTGCTAGAACTAAAAGTAATTATGATACGCAAGCATCAAGACTACGGCCCCTTAAATATAGCCAATGCCCCAGGTGGGGCAATGAATGGGCTGATAGTCAGGATGCACGATAAGATGACACGGCTAGAAAACCTCCACTACAACAACAAAGGCAACACGCCCAACTATGAACCAATAGAAGATACCCTGTTAGATTTAGCAAACTATGCCATAATAGGACTAATGGTACAAAGAGGTTTTTGGGAAGGCTTGAATGGCACAGGAGTACATAACTGAATATGACGCTTTAGTAGCGTCACTTGCAGTCGAGTATCAACGAAGGTATCCGATGCTTGAAGTGTTAGATATACGACAGGTGTTATGGCTCTGGTTCCTAACCCATTCTAGAAAGTATGCCGAGTGGTCTGCGTTAGACCGAAAAGATAAAGACAAGTTGATAGCCAAGTCTTTACGGAATGCAGCGTTAAAGTTCTGCGAAAAAGAAAAAGCCAACACGGTTGGCTACGAGTTGATAGATGTTTATTACTACGATGCCACAGTTATAGAAGCATTCCTGCCTAGCATTATTTCTGAAACATATGAGATGCCAACCAAGATTAAAGACCTAAACTTTAAATTCAATAAGTCAGAACCCAGCAACGATGGCAACAACTGGCTAGTACTACGTTCAGATATAGCAGCAGCCTACTACAGGTTATCGGAAGCCAAACAAAACATACTCAGGATTAAGTTCAGCACAGAGAACAGCGACTGGGCAGAGATAGGTAAAGATTTAGATACAACAGCAGATGGTGCACGTATGAAGGTGCAGCGTGCAGTCAATTCGTTAGTAAGAATTTTAGGTGGATGGCGTCCATTTGCAGACAATGACTCTCCAGTTGTAGAGGAAGATGAAGATGAGCCAACCGAAACACATTAGAGACCTGCTTCATATCAAGGACTATAGCAAGGCTATGGACCTACGTGGTGAGCCGACAGAGGTATGCGTCTGTGGATGTGATGTCTTTATTATGTTAGGTGGATTTGTAGATGGGGAGATAGCCTTTTATTTTACAGACGGGGAGTGTGCTAGTTGTGGCAGTATGGTAACTCTGCCTACCCCATCAGGAGAGGATGACGGCATTGCCACTTTATGATTTTCAATGCAAGGCTTGCGGTGCATTGACAGAACACACAGAGAACATACCGCCAGCCTGTCATCTTTGTGGAGAGATGATGGCTAGACTATGGACATCAACGCCAGTGCACTTCAAAGGCACAGGCTTCTATGTAACAGGAGGATAACAATGCCATATTATGGACGTGATTTAACAAAAAATACTTCATTACATATGGGATATTCAGTCAGGTTTGCACTTGGATTTACTATAACTAGATATGGGTTTGACTTAGATATAGGCCCTGCTTGGATATCTGTAGAGTTTAATAGATTATTTAAGAAACATTATGGGTTTGATTCGGATGACGAATGATAGTAGAACTCAACCTTGCCTAGAACAAAAAATAAAACATATGATGAGCAGCGTATCTCACGGATACGTAGATATGGAATTGATGTTCCAGACTATAACCGTATCCTTGAAGAACAAGGCGGTGGTTGTTATATATGTGGTAAAAAACCAGAACCAAAACGAGCATTGGATATAGACCATAACCACGCAACAGGAAATGTACGCGGACTACTTTGTTCTATACATAACAGAGGAATAGGTTTTTTTGAGGATAACCCAATACTATTACTCAAAGCCATAGAGTATTTAATCAAGGATAGAAATGACAAATAAATCTTCTTTTGATTTAGATTTTTCTTTTGGCAGAGAAGGAGAAGAATTAGTAGAACAACTCCTTACCAAAGGAAAACGAGTAGAAGTTAAACGAGATAGGAAATGGCAAGACACAGGGAATGTCTATATAGAGACCGCCTGTTTCTTTACTAAAAAAAATGAATGGGCACCTAGCGGACTAGCAGTAACAGAGGCAGAGTATTGGGCGTTTGTATTAAAAACAACAGTATTAATGATATCCACCCAAGTGTTACAGTTTGCAGTCCAGACCTACGGCAAGGATATAACCTGCCAGATACCACCGAACTTATCCAAAGGCTACCTTGTAAAGGTGGTAGATTTAATAGAAGCAACTAAAATGTTTTCTTTCCAGCCAGGGGAAGGCTGATAGAAAGCAAAATAGACCCCCTATCCAATTAAGGTAGGGGGTCTATTTGTGTCTGTAATCGCCTTATAGGGCGTTTAAAGGGCTACTTAGCACCTCTGCCAAACTCAGGGGCAGATGGGTCTAACCACTTCAATACTGGTCCAAGGAGACCAGCAAGTGCTGCTGTTCCTAGAACCTTAAGGTTAGTTTCTCCTGCTAGGTAGAGTGCGATGGCAGCGGCTGCTGCGGCACGGAACCAAGTCAGCGATAGTTGCTTTAGTTGTTCCATTAGATTGCCTTTCGTTTTGTATTGTGAACCTTACAGCAGGTACATACTGGTACCACAGTGGTACCTTCTGCAACCTTCTTCTTAGGCTGTGGCTGTAGTTTAGCCATAACCTGATTCACAACTTTAGGTTGATTCAGCCACCAGAACCAGGGGCTAGTGTCGCTACGGTGAGTAGCGCTAATAGAAATATGTAGATGCTTAACGTGAGGATTACTACCTGTGTACTTCCTATTGCCTTCTTTGCGTCTGGCTCTTGACCAAATTTTTTTATTGTATATGAGGTAATCCACTCGTTCATCTTCTTTAAGTTTCTCAAAAATGACAGCACAATCAATACCGCTCTCAGGGTCGTGGGTCAAATCTACTGCTAGCCCAGTATTGTGGTCCGAATTCGGGCTGGCTTTCCGATGCGCTAACGAAGGTAACAATCCGTCTGACAGTTTCTTGCGCTTCGGATACAACGCTGTCGCTTGACGGAGCACAGCAATAGCAGCAGGTGACGCTACTTTGGCTACAGTTTTCATCAGATGTCTTCTTCATCGTCTTCCCAGTCAGGAAGGATAGGTACTATTGGGTCAATCGGATTATCCCAAGGTCTATGTATGCTCATTAGTTTCCTTTGTTTCTATGTCGTAATGAAATGCATTTGTATCTTCGGTTACCCACTTCTTCTTATCTTCTACATCCCACTTGCGGTCATTGATTATCCTGTGGATAAGTGGGTCGCCATACTTAGTTGTATATGATGGCTCAAAGACAAAGGTTCTATTGTTAGGTTGGATAGCATAGTTGCCATCTTCACGTTCTATAACGTGCCCACACTTGTGCTCATCGGGTGTCTCTGAGTAGCCATCATCTAACCTATTAGAGTCAGGGTTATGCCAGTCAAGGGTAAAAAGATACTTGCCATTAATTTTATTTTTATTTCTATCTGTGTAATGCAGACTTAAATTAGTCAGGTTAGCAAACTTGGTGGCTGTTATGTATGGGCTAAAAGAGTTCCAAAGCACTAAATTATGTAGGTCTACCTCTGGCACGCCTGGTTTATTACAGAAGGCATTGATGGGCATACGCCACCATAGACCACCATCTTCCATCATAAAGTGAAAGAGTGGGCTTCTGTTCTGCACAGAACTAACTCCAAATATTACACAAGGAAAGTACAGGTCGTGACTATCCTTCTGGTTACGCAAGAAGTTACCACGTACAAAGCAATCTATCGGAGGAATATTTGCATTTAACTCTGGCACTATTTCCTCAGTGCTTCTTTTACAAACTCGGTGAGTAAATCTATCTGCTTCTCTAACCCATCTACCTTATCCTTCAGGCTTGAGCCACCATTAGGGCGTAGTTCATATAGATAATGCTTGACCAACCAGCGCACAGCGCCAGCAAATCCAGCAATCAAAGTAAATACGGCTACGGCTAGGCCAGCCCATTCAGTAGGTGTCATTACACAGTCCTTACGAGTATGTCAATCGTTCCGCCATAGCCAGAAAATCCTCTATCTGGTGGAGTCATCCGAGTGAAGGTGATTTGTTCTATTACAACCTGACGGCTTTCGCCAGTCTGTAAGTCCTGCCAAGTTACAATGTCTCCATTTTCTTCAATGGATTCTAACTGTCCTATACGGTCATTAGCACGGCCTTCATAGCCAAGTGTTACATTGTACTTATCTGTTTCTACGTCATAACAGAAAACAGGAAACTTAATTACTCGCTGTCTAGGTGTAGCAATAGTAGCCTTTGCCTGATACCCCTTAAAGAGGGGACCTTTACTGCTGTCTGTTGCATCTCTAGTTAAAAGAAATCTATACGCTAAAAATTCTTGTGCTCCTGTTGGCTGGCTAGTAGCCACCTCTACTGCTGGAACTGATGAGTCGTAAGTGACTGCGTCATATATTGTGCCGTTTGCGTCTACTGTTTGTAAAGACATAGACCCAAAAGTAAATACACCACGGCCTACTAAACGCTTAAAGTTTTTAGGTTCTAACGTGTTGTATCTAATGAATCCTGTTTTTATAAAACCACTAGTTACTTTTTCTGTATTTTTTTCTATCCAGATACCATCACCTGTTACAGCAAAAGCCACCCTATCGCTAGAGCCTAAAAAGGCTACAGTTGCAGCAGTAGATGTAGTGCTGGTAGCAACTAAATCTTTAGCAAACGGAAAGAGTAATGTCTCTAATTCTACAGATAAATCAATACGGTATAATCCTGCTTCAGTACCAACCAGTCCTGATACATAGGCAAATCTATCCCTGAATGCTATGCCTTTAAAGTCACCTTCAATAATTATAGGGCCATACTTAATGCTGCCATCATCTTGGATTGCTGCGACTCTAACACCTTTGCTAGTGCAGATAACCATATAGGTACCAAGGTATACATCTATAGCATTGACTATCTCAGTAACAGGGAACTGCGCTATCTCAGTAGGCGTAGCCAAGTTAGGAAAACCTAAAGCAGTTGTCCCTGTAGTCAAACCAATCTTAAAGATAGAACTATTGCTACGGTTCTTGCCAGCATAGTAAATAGCATTAGGTCCTTCACAGATACTGGTCCATACCCAAGCGCTAGTAGGATGGGTAAAGGTAGCAGTAGGCAGGGCTGTAGTAGCGTGACTACCAGATGGACTTATATTAGGATTAAGTTCATAGATAGCATTTGCTACACCAGCCATCAAACGCTGCTTAACAAATCTAACAACAACGCTGCTAGTACCAGTAGCATAGGTAGTATCATCATTTGTAGAGCCACCGATATTACCTACGTGTAAAGCAGTTGTACAAGCAGCAAAGTATCTAGTTCCGTCTGTTGTTATGCTAACAATAGGCTGGTTAGTGTGTGCTGCTACTAGGCTATATGTGCTAGTAGTAGGTGTATCTGCCGACATAGTAATTTTCTTAAGAGCAACACCATCAGTAAAAACAATACAGTCATTAGTTCCATCATTGGCACTCATAACTGAAGGTGTATTAGTAGTCGAATAGGTTTCTATTGTGTCATTAAGAAGGGTTACTTCACCTTCTGTCCAGACATCTACCCCTTGGCTATCTGCAAAGCGAGATGTGCCTTCACCAGGAATAAGTGCTGGGTCATAAAAAGTAATGCCAGCCCCCTCGTGAAAGGAAGACTGGCTTCTAATCCACCAACCAGTGAGCGTTTGCTCACCAGGTTCTGTCTGATTATCAAATTGTTCTTTCTTATATGGAGCAGTCTGGCGTACGTAAGGTTTAGCATCAGAGATAGCATAGATGAATGGCATACCACCGATAGCAACATCATAGGCTATATCAGTATTCTGCCAGATAGCATCAGTAGCAACTACACCAACATCAACAGCGATAGCATAACCAACGTCCGCGACATTAGAACCGCGACCTTCTGTAATATCACGACCAGCCACTTATTCTCCTTGTTGCTCTTGTTCTATAAGTTTTGTCTTTAAATGTTCGTTAGCCCAATACAATGCATAATAGTCATAGTCAACGCTAAAGCGTTTCATATGCTTTACCAGTGCTCCAGTATGGGCGTGTAGTGGTACACCTGCTGCCTTCATACGGCGGAAGAAGATAATATCTTCGCCGACAAAATGCTCATCTTTACCGTCACCAGTCTCCATAAACATACCCTTACCAGGGTGTGCTTCACGCAGTTTAGGAATAATAGACTTGTGCATTAGGACAAAGCCAAACCCTGCACAGTCAACCTTGATAACTTGGTTATCAGGTAATGGGTGGTGATAGCGGACTTGAAACTCATCTACATCATCAAACAAGACTGGGAACGGGCGCATAAGACTGCCCTCGTTCTCCTTAGATATGAAGTAAACACCACTAACTACAGGGCGGTTAACCTTATCGGCTGTCTGCCAGAGTTTATGGATAGCCTCAAGACTTAGTACTATGTCTGAGTCTACCCATAGTATCCAGTCTGTCTTTAGTTTATCTGCCCAGTAATCAAAGAGTATTTGGCGTTGTCTGCCTATCTGATTACCCTGCACACGTATGCTAGTAGTAAAGCGCATACCATTGTTAGGACCAGCAATTACTGCTGTCATTAACCCTTCAGTAAACTTACCATCGGTGGTGCCATTGTCGCACCAACCGATAGCCACTGTCTCTTGCTTTTGTATCATATTGTCCCCTCTATTTTTTAGACTAGTTCTATTTCATCCCAAGATAGTGTTTCTTCATTCCAAGAATAATGCTTGCCTTCTTCAACTGGCATTGGAGTTGGAGCGTTCCATAGATAAGTTGCCTCATCTTTTGTCCAAGAAGGATATGGCTGAGGAGCAAAGAAGCCTGTTCCATCCCAGTTGTATCCAATACCAGCATAGTTCTTATGTAAGGCAGTTCCACCATCACGGGAATTGACTCCACCGTGTGTGTTATAGGAGGTCTGTATCCACTCGCCACCTAGATTTGCCTGACACCACTCTTTAGAATCGGCAACAATAACTTGTGTTACGACTCCGTTTTCAACCTTTGCATAATGAGCCATTATTATTCCTTTTCTTCTCCGTAGAGAACTGCTGAGTTTAGTAGTTTGACATCACGCTTTGTGACGATTCCGCCCTTTTCATCAAGTTGATTCTTGGCAGTAGTTTCATCGTCAGCAATGATGTGAACTAACATTGTTACTTCATAACTAAAGCATTGTGTTTTCTTTGTATCTTTTATTTTACTTACATTGTCTTTCATATTGTCCCTCTCGTTAGATTGCATATCTTACTATTACGATACCACTGCCGCCATTGCCACCAGTTCCATTAGCACCAGTATCTTCACCTGATGCACCACCACCGCCTCCACCAGTATTGGCTGTTCCTGCAACTCCATTGACATAAGGTGAGCCGCCTGAACCTCCTGCGCCACCGCCACCTGCACCGCCAACAGTTACATTTCCGCCACCATAGTTACCGCCACCACCGCCACCTGCGTAAGTTACTGATGAACCTGTAATAGAAACGGCTACACCTGCGCCACCATCTCCTTGAGTTCCCGCAGTTCCACCACTACCAGCAAAACCAGCCTGACCAGCACCACCACCGCCACCACCGCATTGAAGTGCGCCACTGGTAGAGCCTGACCCACCACCAAATCCTTGATTCGCAGTTCCATTTCCAGGAGTAGTGGTTACACCATCGTATCCGCCACCTCCACCGCCTGAACCAAATGTTCCTGAGTTAGCATTTGCTTGATACTCACCACCACCGCCACCTTTATTGGAAGTTATGGTAGAAAATACAGAGTCATTACCATTGTTACCATTTGCAAATTGAACTCCTGCACCACCAGCGCCTACTGTTGCTGTATAAGAAGTTCCTGCTGTTAAAGATAAAGCAGTTTCTAAAGTTCCACCACCACCAGTTGCAGTTACAGTAGAACGCAAACCACCAGCACCACCAGCACCACCTCTGTAAGAGCCACCACCAGCACCGCCACCTGCTACAACTAAGTAATCAGCAGTTAAGTCTTGGTAAGGAACAAAGGTTCCTGAAGTTGTAAATGTGTGAACCCAGTGAGTTCCAGTATTAGTAATAGTTCCGCCACTTGCTTTGGCTACGGAGTATCTGACAATAACTTTGCCTGAGCCACCTGAACCGCCTTCGCCATCATTTCTACTACCACCACCGCCACCACCGCCAGTATTTACTGTTCCAGCAGTTGCATTTGAACCAGCCCCTGAAGTTCCTTTAGAGCCGCTTCCACCGCCACCAGTTCCGCCATTATTAAGAAGTCCAACAGAACCCTGAACTGCTCGCTGACCAGCGCCACCACCGCCAGCATAAGTAACAGATGAACCGCTAATTGTTGTTGCAATACCATTACCACCACTACCAGGAGTTGTGCCTACTGCATTACCACCTACCGCACCTGCACCGCCACCGCCACCTGCTTCAGAATCTCCATTAGAATTACCGCCATTATTTCCTTGTACTGGGCTCGCAGTTCGAGTACCACCAGTTAGGCTGGCATCACCTCCAGCACCACCACCTGAACCGCCTGAACCGCCGTTGCCAAAAGTACTACCGTTATATCCATTACCATAACCGCCACCTGTTGAGGTTATAGTTGCAAATACAGAGTTAGAACCATTAGATGCTAATGGGGTAGTAGATGTTTGCCCTGCGCCACCTGCTCCTATTGTTACTGTATAAGCCTGAGCAGTTAAAGATAAAACAGATTCTAAACTTCCGCCGCCTCCAGTTGCGGTAACTGTTGAACGCAAACCTCCTGCGCCACCGCCACCGCCATTATTTCTACCACCGCCGCCTCCACCTGCAACTACTAAGTAGTCAGCATATAAGGCTTGAGTTGGAGTAAATGTTCCAGAAGAATTAAATGTGTGAATAAAATAATAGTTGTCAAAAACAATATCTCCACCAGTTGCTAATGCAGTACCAGTATAGAAATTACCTGATGAATTAAAGGTATGGATTGTGTTACCACCTGATGCGGTTACAGTTCCGCCGTAGGCTTTTTGTGTTGTGCCTGAGTAACGGGCTATGACTACGCCTGAGCCGCCTGCGCCACCGACAAGAGCACTACCGTCCCAACCACCACCACCACCGCCACCGCCTGTGTTTGCAGTACCAGCGCCACCTGTCGTGCCTGTCGCACCTCTACCTGTACCACCGCCACCTGAACCACCTGCATTATTCGTGCCACTGCCGCCATTTACGCTGTCAAACCCACCGCCACCGCCACCTGCATAAGTTACAGATGAACCTGTAATTGCAACTGCTACTCCGTTACCACCAACAGCACCACCAGGAGTAGAACCACCTGTTCCTGCTACTCCAGCACCACCACCACCACCGCCGTTGAAAGGCGCGACACCTGTATTTCCTGCTCCAGCAAATCCTTGATTAGCAGTACCAGCACCACCAGTTCCAGATGGAGAATATCCACCGCCTGCCGCACCGCCACCTGAACCGCCAGTTCTACCATTTTTAACAACACCACTATCAGTACCACCACCACCACCACCAGTTGATGTAATAGTAGAAAATACAGAGTTATTACCATCTCCCCCTGCTGTTGTTGTCGTACTAGCAACACCACCAGCACCTACAGTGACTGTATAATTTGTGTTTAATGACAAAGTTAAAGCCGATTCTAAAGAACCACCTCCACCAGTAGCAGTTACGGTAGAACGAAGTCCACCTGCTCCACCACCACCACCTTTTGCGCCGCCTCCGCCGCCGCCAGCAACAACAAGGTAGTCAACTGTAAGGGTTGGGGTAATATTACCAGCCACCATACTGCCGTAAATAATTCTGCCATCTAATATAGAATTATTAGATAATTTATAGACAGGAGTCATTAAGAAATCTCCACTCCTGAGATATGAAAGTTTACGCCAGTAGTAGATGCAAGTCCAGCAATTGTAGTAGCAGGACTTGTTGGTGGGATAACCTGCTTCATATCAATTACTGTAGTGTCAAAAGCACCAACATTTACTGATGATGCAGCAGTTACTCCAGCAATGGTTAATGTAAAGTTAGCCAGGCTGCTAGTAGTATTAGTCACCAACATATTGGTGATTACTGTAGTAGTTGTAGTATTAGGTTGTGTGTATAGGGTTGTGCTTGTTGTTGCTGCTGCTGTTCTAGCCAGCGTTTTAGATGTTACAGCCATTAGTTACTGTACCTTTCTTAGAGTGCGCCCATTACAACAAGTACTGGGTCGGTTCCTGCATCAATAGTAGCACTGCCTCCAAGGGAAACAGGAGTACCATTGAGTGTAATGCTTGAATTAGTTAAAGATGCATTACCAATATTAGATAAAGTGTTATTTGCTCCGCTAATTGTTTTGTTTGTAAAAGTTTGAGTTCCACTAGTAGTTGCTACAGTTGAGTCAATAGATACTGCAGGAATTGGACCAGTGCTACTTGCTACTGTAATTCCTGTGCCAGCAGATACTGCTGTAATATCTCCTTGGTCATTAGCAATCCAGGCAAGACCTGTTGTGGTTGCAGAGTCAACAGCCAAGATATATCCATTGGTTGAGGCAACTGTTAAGACAGATGGAGTAGATGCTCCGCTTGCTGAGATAAGGGAACCTTTAGCGGTAAGAATTGCTTTGTCAATAAAGGCTGATGTATCAGGGGCTACTAAGTCCCAGGCTGCACCGTCATAGACTTTCATTGCTCCAACTACTGTGTTGAAGTACAACGCACCAGTTAATAGTGCTCCACCATCATTATCTAAAGTAGGGTCAGATGACTTGCTGCCTAGATATCTATCATCAAACTGGTCATAACTAGCAGCAGCAGAAGTTGCTGATGTGGCTGCTGCGGTAGCAGATGCTGCTGCAGATGTAGCGCTAGTTGCTGCAGCCGTTACTGAGGCTGCTGCCGAAGTTGCAGATGTAGCAGCAGCACTGGCTGATGTAGCCGATGATGTAGCACTTGTCTGAGCAGATGAGGCTGAAGTAGCAGCCGAAGAAGCAGAAGTTGCTGCTGCGCTAGCCGATGTAGCAGATGAGGTAGCACTAGTAGCCGCTGCCGTGGCAGAAGCCGCTGCAGAAGTAGCCGAGGTGGCTGCGCTAGTAGCACTTGTCGCTGCTGCTGAGGCACTTGATGCCGAGGCTGTGGCGCTATTAGAGGCACTTGTAGCACTGGTAGCAGCAGAAGCAGCACTTGTAGCAGCCGATGCTGCTGAAGTGGCTGCAGCCGTTGCTGACCCTAGAATGCTATCTACATAATCCTTCGGCGTAGCCGAGGAGGCAACCATACCTGCGCTAGATAGACCAGTGATGACAGGGCTACCAGAGATGGTAGGGCTGGTCAGGGTCTTATTAGTCAGGGTCTGGGTAGCATCAACAATGACTACCGTACCTGTGGTATTAGGTAGGGTGATTGTATTGTCCTGAGTAGGGTCAACTACAGTCAGGATAGTCTCGTAAGCATCAGCCGTAGCACCCTCAAAAGATATGCTTGCAGCAGCAAGCGGAGTACCAGTAAAGGTAGGGTTAGAAATTGTAGGGCTGGTAAGAGTCTTGGCAGTAAGGGTCTGTGTCTTGTCTGTACCTACTACATCACCTTCGCCAGATGCAATGCCGTGCATTGACTGGGCATTACCTGCGCCATCATTATAAGAGGCAGCAGCCTGGGTATGTAGGTTGGCATCACGGAAGTCTCTACCGATAGCCATATGTCTTACTACGGCACCTGCTGAGTGTGACTGTGCAGATGAACCATCAATGGCTCGGGTGATTGTAAATGTATTGGTAGATACCGCCGTAGCATCTACGATTTCTTCAAGAGCAGTATCAACATCTATAACTAAAGTATATGTTCTGCCTGCGGGGATTGTTACACCACCAAGCAAGGCTGTGCCTGATACTACTGTCATAGTAGCAGCACCTGCGGTAATAGCACTAGTCAGTGTTGACTGTTGGCTACGGGACGAGTATTGACGTGTTGGCATTTATGTTCCTATCGGGCGCTGTAATGAAGTCGTGGGGGATATTGAGTCTGTTGCTTTAATCTTTCCTCGTTAAGGCGTTGAGTATAAAGAGCAAACAACTGACGCACTGCATTATTGCTAGCGCCAAATGGGCGCTTAGAATCAATCTCATCAGCCTGTGGGCTGTATTGAGCAGCACGGGCTGGGTCTAGATATTGTAGTAATCTGTAAGAAGCACCAAGAATTACCACATCTTTTACAGTTTCAGATAGTCCAGTCTGTATAGAGAAATCCTGATTAGTAGCAGTAAATGGAGTTGGATGGGTAGCATACATAACCTTAACGGTTCTACCAGCAATAATTACATCACCAATAGTTACAGTCTGGCTACCACTACCAGTCCAAGTCCCTGGAGTAGCATCTGCGAACGGGTCAAAGTCATAACGCTTAACGCGTATCCATTCTTTAGTAGGTCCTATGTCCTGCCAAGAAATAGCAAGTATGTTTTCTATATTTAAATTATTAAAATTATATGTAGTAATGGCTGCGTTGTATGTAAATGTAGTCTGTTTAGCAGCATATATGCTGGCGCCTACGGCTTCAATAGTATCGTTAATAGCCTTCTTAATACTGTATCTTGGGAAGATAGGGCTAACAGTTACCTGGGTATCTACGGCAGCAGTAGCAGCAGTAGTTCCAAGATAGCCACGCCCGTAAGGAGCGATGGTAGCAGTGTTAGCAACACGGTCTACGCTATCTATCCATAGTAATTCATCGTTAATCTCAATAACACCTTTGCCAAAATCAGCAGTTGAGCCAAGGCTTAGCACTGTAGGAGATGAACTAGGTGATGTTAATGTAGTAACAGCAGCAGTTAAATGTGTGCTTCTATCCTGTTGGAAGGTATATCCAGATAGATTAATCTTAACTTCATCTATCATCTCGGCTAATGTGACTGTCATACGTCAATACTCCTTAACGCTGCTAGAGGTGAAAGGTTAGTAGTGCTAGCAAGTTCATTGCAGATACCTCCCAATGCCTTAAAATCTTTAGGCTGACGGGTTGCATCTGCCTCTAGATTAAGGGCGCCTATAAGCGCCTTACCTGATGTACTTGCTAGTGAGTTTGCCGCAGCAGTAGCAGTCAGATATGAAGTCAATACTGGATATGTCCCACTATTTGCTAAGCGATTTAGTTCGCTTGTAAATGTACTACCTGCTGTGCCTGTTGCCATTATCTATACCTTGCCGTTTTCTTTGCGATTGACTTGGGTTGTTTAACAAACTGTTTACCTTTTTTCTTGCCTGCTGCTTTAGCCTTATTAGTTGCAGCCTTCTCGGCTGGTGTCAGGTTAGCCCAGGCTGCCTCTGGTAGGTATCTCTTCTTGCCTTTAGATGGTTTGCCATCAGAAGTCTTCCACTTCTGACCAGTCCACTTCTTTAAAGACTGTTGAGATTTAGCCAGTGCCATTACTTGTAGCCTCCGCCTGCCTTCTTATACTGAACTGCTAGTAATTGTGCCTTACGTGCAGACCATTGCCCAGGGTTTCCACCCTTGGAGCCTGCTTTAATTTTATTGAATAGTGCTTTACGCATACCAGGCTTAGTGTAGTTGCCAGCCTCATTGACTTTAGACTTAGGTTTTGCTTTGGCTTTCTTTTTCATTTTTTCTTCTATTCTAATAAAAAAACCAGGTCTATTGTTTAATAAACCTGGCTTTATTTAATTAACAAATTATCTCGAACGAGAAGTTCCACCGCCACCAAACTTTGGTGTTTTCTCTCGTCTTAAACTTGGCTTTTGAATACGAGAATCAGAAGCCTTTCCCTTCGATGCAGCAAGACGTCTTGCTCCATACATACGCTTTACGCCTTCTACAAACTGAGCATTTGAAGAAGTGCCAGCCTTCTTAATAGCGGCTGTCATTCCCATATCTTTAATCTTAGCAATGGTATTTTCAGAAACTTTAATCTTTGCAGCCTTAGGTTTCTTACTTCCACCGCCATCAATCTTACTTCCCATATATCTTGCCATTACCATTTTACCTTATCTGCCCAATATGCGGCACTCATTTTTCCTTTGGATATATTTTTTTGATGACGCGATTTAAAACTCTTACGCTTCATCTTCATTTTCTGGGATTCCCCAGACTTTGGCTTACCTGCGGTAGATGCACCTTGCTCGCCAAATCTAATTGTTTTTACTTGACTGCCTTCTTTAGCCACAACAATGTGTGACTTCTTAGGGTGGCTAGGGGTGCGTTTAGGTTTATTAAAACCTGCTACACCTGCTCGTTTTAACCTTGGGTCAGCCATTATTAGTTAGTACTTCCCATCGGATAGGCACCTGTTTTTTTCATAATCATTTCTTTTGCTTTTTGAAGACCACCTTGTGGTATGGTGCCTTCTCTTATCATTTTCTCAAGCATTGCATTGGCTTTAGCAATCTTAGCGTTTTCTCGTTTGTTTTCCCTCATAGGCTGTTTAGCCCTAGCCTCATCAGGAGACTTATCAACGTATGCCATAACTACTTCTTCTTGCCCATCTTCTTCATTACGGCTTTCTTCATAGCCATCTTCTTTGGCGCTGACTTCTTGCCCTTGGCTTTTCCAGCCATCTTCTCTTTGCCTTTTGCTTTCATCATTCCGTAATCCATTGGCATATTATGCTCCTAGTTGATTTAGTACTGCTGCTGATTTTTTGGTTATATGTTTTGTTGGTGCCATTTTGCTAGAGTCATAAGGTTTACCTAGTATATCACTAGCCTTGACTGCCTCTTGAATCTTCTTCATAGAAGTTCCAGCAGGCTGGATACCCTGGGCTCTTGCCTCTTTGTAGGCATCCAATTCTTTATTGAACTTTTTATTCGGAATAGTTCTACGACTATCCGCATCTCCAGTGTTCATCTGTATACTCAAACCCTTACAGCCAAAGCATCCTTCTACTGGCTCAGGGTGGTGCTCCCAGTGTTTCATATCGCTGTAAAGTTATCCTCTGTTACCCCTACACCGCCAGCAATAAGCGCTGCTTTGGTAGCAGCATCTACTGTGTGGTTGTAACCACCCTCATATACTTCAGGAAAGCCTCTTAAATCGCCATCAACTGGATAGCGAACCTGAGCATATCCACCAGTAGGTTTAAGAACTATAGTTATTCCACGGTTTAATTTATAAAAATGGAATAAACGTCCACTACCAGCAGGACCTTCTTCAACTATTGGAGTTGTAAATACAAACTCAGTCATAAGTCCTCCTAATGAACTCACCCCGAAGGGTAGGCTGTTCTAATATGCCTACCCTACAGAGTCAATCAACTAGAGAGCAGCGATTGAAGATGATGTTTCGATACGGAACAGTGCTTCTTCACGATAACGTGCAAAGCCGAGTACGCCGTACCAACCCATTGGGCGGAAGCGCATCAACTTATCGGTTACGTTTCCGATAACAATGTGTGGCTCTTCTGCAACAGCCTCAGCAAGTGCTTGCTGTCCGCAGAGGATAGTATCAAATACGCGTGTTACTGGAGTTACAGTTACAGTTGTTGTAGCGGTAACTGCAGCAGTGTT